CGGGCGTGCTGCCTGTTGGAATTTCTGTAAACTCTGCCTCTAGTGCTGATGTGCTTTTGTTTGGCCGTGTCCGAAATACTGTTGCGGCGTTTATGCGCTCAGTGTCAACTGTCAATAATTTAACAGCAGGCTGATAGTACAATGACGGCTTAGCTGACCACTGCGGCCGCGCTGGTAGCGTTCCAAGTTGCTGTCTATGCGTAAGCGTTCCGGTGCCTTGGTAGGATGCTGTATAATTATAACGGCGATAGGGAAGCGTTACATCCTTGTAACTGGAAGCATCGTATAACCAATAGCCACCCTCAGCGTGTATAAATCTACAGCCAAAAATCTGCATCACCTGCTCCAGCGCTTGCTTACAGGTAACCATATTTAAATCGTAATACCAGTTAGCCGCTAAATCGATAGCCTTCACGTCTTGAAAAGGATCGTAATCCTCGAGGAAGGTGTTAATATTTAGCCGAAGCATATCGAAGCCCTTCCGCGTGGCGTCGGCTGCATACATGCTCATCGCATCGAATAGGTAATAATCTGTTTTACCTAAGTACGGCCAATAGTCCTGCAGGTCTAATTCATGCAGGCAATTTCTGACTAATACGTTTACCTGAATATAGTCCGACGTAAACCAGCTATTTTTCACGTTATAACCGTCTAACAATTCCAACCCGTCTACGGCGGTTAGTTTAATAATCGGCTTGCTGTCCAACGATTCACGCAAGCGCGTCATTTGGTCGGCAATAATACGGCCCACAAAAAACAAATCACTTCCGCGCCATACCACCATAGTCCAATAGGTTTCGGCTTCCGTTTGCAACGCAAGGAAATCCGATAGCACCGTACTATTTGGCATAACAAATTCCGCGCTAATTCGGCTAGCCAATACCTGAGAATCCCACCACTTATTGCCTTCGCCGTCGCGCTCTAAGCTAAACCCATCAGTAGCTAGTTTTAGTTCAGTGCCTGCCGTGGTGCTGCCCGTTGGCGCGTCGTGTATCTCAACCTTATAGGTGACGTTATTAATGCTTTTAAAGCTTCCGTAGTATTTGCGTGCCATTATCCTCTAGAATAATCGTTGTTATGTCTGTTTAAAACTATCGCCAAATCGCGGCCGCTGATATGCGTGCTTGCAATAAATCCGCCATCGCCTCCGCTTGGTGTTATTAGATCGCGTAATTTATCTAGCGGCGCAATAACTTCCGGGTTACTTCTAGCCCCAGGATATTCCCCCATCAATCCCAACGTTGGACCGTATACGATACCACCATCGGCGAATTTCTGTGTAGCAATTTTTGCCACGTTACCAAGGCCGACAGCAACCGAAGCGGCTGCGGCAATCTTACCCCTAACGGGTGAACTCGGGTCGGGCACCGGTAAAAACTGCGACAAATAAGCTTGCTGTGCTGCAAAATATGTAGACATTAAAGTTTGCGCTATGCTTATTGCCTTGGCTCTTTTTGCTTGCTTTCGCGCGGATTCATCCCCTTCACGCGCAAAAGCTTCGTTAAAAGTGGATAATGCCTGCCCAAATTGCATGTACATATCCGCTTGAAATTGCAATTGCCTCATACGGCTTTCATTTGCTTTTTGTTCGTCGGTTTTGCGGAAACTTTCCTTAATCGCGTTTTCGGCGGCTGCTTGGGCTTTCACCAATGCCAAGGTATCTTTACCCGCTTTTTTTGCATCCTCAATTAACTTGGTATAATGCGAAGTAGTTTCAGCCAATTCCAGGGCGCGTTTTTGGTCTTGCGTTACCGCTGTGGCTATTGTAGCAAATCTTTGGCGCGTTGTTCCGCGTCTAGTTTTTCTTTTTCTTCGGCGGCGGATTTTTTGTTGTTGTAATCGGTTCTAACCTTATCCAGTGCCGCGTTTCTTAATTTGTTAATTTCAACCTCACTATATCCCTGCTCTTTTAATTGCTTAACTTTTGTTGCAAATGCTGCATCTTCGGCTTTGACCAAAGCTTCAAGCGTACCGTCATTAATAGCTAATAGCGCAGCTTGACGGTCAAGTGTGTAGTCAACAACTTTTTTTGTTTCATTTTCTTTTTTCTTACCGCTATCCACTACAGCGTCGGCGCTTAATTTCTCCGCGGATATTAAATCCGTAATCGCTGCAATCTGTTTGTCTATGCCATCAATCTGCGTTTTCGTAGCTTTGGCGTTCGTCTTTGCAGTCTCTTCGACTTGCCTTGCATATAAGCCAGCCCCTGCTGCGAATAAATCTGCTGACTTTTTTTGTGCCGCTTCTAAGTCTTTAGTTTGCTTTAATTCAAGTTCAAATTTTTTCGCGCTTAGTTCTGCAATTTTATCATAGGCTGCTTTTGCCTTGGCGTTCTTAATTATCTCCGTAGTTAAATTAGCAGTGGCTTGCTTTAATTCGTAAGCCCCTACTTTTTCCAACTTTTGATTTGCTAAAAAATTAGGATATATTTCCTGAATCTGTTTAAGCGCGTCGCGCCGTGTTGACATTTTTTGTGTCAAGTCGCCAACAACTGCAATCAGAGGTCCTATATTTTTATACTCTTCTTTAAAATTGTCGCTTGCATTTTTTGCAACATCAATCAGAGGCCGCTGTGCTTGCGCTGCTTTTTCGGCTGCCTCTCTCATTGAGCGCATTTTTTCTACAAGCATAGCAATTCCAACAATAGCCGCGCCTACTCCCGTAGCTAATAAAGCCGCTTTCATTCCTGTTAGCCCTCTAATTGACATCATAATGGTGCTGTTGTATGCATCTTGTATGGCTTTGGTTACTCCTATTCTTACGGCTGATTCAGCTTGCAATGCATTTTGTATTTCCTGCAATGAGCTAAGCACTAGCATAGTGCCTTGTAGCTTCATCATAGTTTTTCTCATGTCATCGTTTTCAATCCCAAGTGCAGCCATTGAACCCTCGACAACTCCAAACCCTGCGGCCATTGCTTGCGCTCCACCAATTAACGCATCAAGCCTGCGCGTGTCGCTGGCAAAATATCCAATCTCCGCCCGCGTGTCGCCAATTTCGTCCTGCATTTTACCCGCGGCCTTTACAAATTGGTCAGCCATTGCAGCAAACTCAGGCCCCATTGCACGGGCTTCGATTGCCATAGTTTGCAATTGCTTTACAACTCTAGCCGTCGGCTTGCTATTCGCTAGCGTGTTTAATCGGTCTTGAATATCTTTAGCGGCCTTTGCTACGTCTATTGACATCTCTTTTCCGCCGTCGGCGATAAGCTTAATAGCTTTGCCCCAGCCTTTTTCTAGTTCGGTAATATCCGCTCCGATAGCTACGTTCAACCTGCTCATCGTGTGTAATTAATTAAATAGTCCTGAGATATTTGATAAACGCCTGCGAAGTCCGCTTCGTCGTCCGTCAATTCCTGCTGCCCGTCGAACTCAATAGTTTGCGTTTTAACCGTGTTAAATGTCCCTGGTAGTGTCACTGCCTCAAATGCTGTGCGAACCGCATCCGCCACCTCGCTGCAACTTTGATATGTAGGCGCAAATATGCTTACCTGAACGCGCGCAAAATCTGTGCGGCTGTGGCCTGACTTAGTTGGCGTTGGGATTATGCTTACTAGGTTGTAAGCTATCGCAGGAAACGCGCTGCCTTGTGGTATGCGTAGCGGATTTATCCGCGTGCTTACCAGCGTGGTCAGTGCTGCGTTATTTGCTAAAATATTATATGCTACTTTGACGGCGCTCATGCTGTTGGTATTGGTGTTAACTTCTCAAAGATACTCCGATATTTTTCAACCTCTTCGATTATTGTTAACTCCTTACGCTCCCAATCAAATGTAATCAATTTTTTCGGATCAATTGGCCGCTTGCTGTGCGGCGATAATAATACCGAAGTTTGCCACCGGCACCGCTCCCAATCGTTTCTATATTGCTGCATCTGTGCTTCGCGCATGCCGTGCAATCGGATTCGGAAATATCTAGGCGTGCATCGTTTAAAATCGTTTTCATTCATGCACATCTCGCCAAACGCTATGCGCTCAATTATTAACCAAGTCAGCGGCGCGCCTTCGCCCTTGGCTTTTACTTTCCCCCTGCTTCGTCCGATTTAAAAAATTCGCTTGCGCCTTCGCTAAATGCCGTTATAGCTGGGAGCAAGTCCGTAAATCGCTGCACCTGTCTGCCGATATCCGCCAACAACAAAAACGGCTTAGGCTGTCCGTTGCACTCAGCCGCCTCGTTAATCCCGTGAAACGCGCATAGCAATCCAAAATCTAGCTGCTTTAATAGGTCGCCACTTGTCTGCAAGTCCGCAAATGTTTCCATCCCTGCGTCTACCATGATTGCCTTTAGGCTGTTCATGTTAAAAATCATCGGGTAAATCTTATCTTTTAGTTTAATTTCCATCTTGCGAATATAACACAAAAGCCCGCTTTTTAGGCGGGCAAATGCTCATTATGAAAACCAACCAAAAATTAGATTGTTCCTACTGTCAACGCTCCAGTACCTTGGATGGTAGCTGTAAACGTTGCTTTGTCGTTGTTTGGTGCGGTTAAATTCAAGTTACTGAAATAAGCGCTGCCGCTCAATTTCATGTCGCCGCTTACGTTGGAAGTCATTACGATAGTAACGGAGGTGCCTGCAGTTAGGTCGGTGATCACGTCTTTCCAAGACAATGCACCGGCACCCACTGAGCCGTCCTCTTCAAAAATACCTTCCACGCTCATGGTATATCCTTTTTCTCCAACGATAAACTCCTTCCAACCTGCGGAATCTTTATTGGTAACGTCTATCATATCCGAAGTAATATCGAAGCTGTTAGACGTGGCGTTTGCGATTTTGGTAAGTGTGCCGCTAATATCTTTATATATTGCGATCAACGTGCCGTTTACTGGTCCTGTAGTTGCCATGATTATTTTAAATTATATTTTTGCGCTAATTTAGTTACTTTTTCCGTTATTCCTTTTTTAAGGCCGTTAACAATCGCCTGTCTATTTTTATCCAACGCAGGCCGCATAAATGGTTTGGGCGTCAATTCCCCCGTATATCTGCCCGAAGTTTTTTGTATTCGCGGCTCGGTGCCGTACTCAAACATCACGCCAAGGTAATGGTTATAGTAGTTTTTACGCAGGCCAATCAATACCGTATTTTTAAACTTTGTATCCTTGGAAGTAATAAACCCAATCGAATCGCGCATGTCGCCACTTTCCACAGGGGCCAATGCCTTTGCGTCATCAATAACGCGCTGGCCTTCTTTTTTTAACGTGTCCTGAAATTGAAACTCAGCGCCTGCCTTGCGGAGGTCGTCAATCAATTTTGCCAAGCCCTTAACCTCATTCACTTAGTTCGGTTTGTATTTTTAAATACATGCGGCGCTGTAATTCCTGCAGATTCAGGATATTAAAATAACGGTTATTCCAGCTCACTCGGTGCTTTACATCTATGTCTGCGTCATATCTAACAGTAAAATCAACAATTTGTTTGTGTTCGCGCTTATCGCCGTTTACCTGTTCAATCCCCACAGGTGCCTCGGTTACTTTAGCCCATGCAGTTCCGTAGGTTGTCCACGTCTGTAGTTTTTCTCCTGTGTTGCTGTCCGTTGTAGTTGTGTAACTCTGCAACGTGATAAGTTCGTCAAAAGCGCCTGCATTCATATAAACTGAATTGCTCTATAGGGTTGTAGTAAAAATTCAATACCGTACTCCATAGCCGAATTTTGACTAGTGTTAGCGGTTGCCTGCCTGTTATCGTACATCTGCCCCACTAATAGCAACGCGGCAAACTTAATCGCTTGCGGAAACAATAAACCCGCATCTACCTGCGTGGCCGTGGCAAGTTCAAAACCCTCAGTAACTGTTACCAGGTATTTCGTTACGTCGTCGGTTGTGCTGCTTGGTGCGCTAGTTACAAATATGGTGCGGCCGTAAGTACCCAACGGCTGAGGCGATACAATATAATCCGTAAACGCCTGCGCTGTGTTGTTGTCATCCACATATTGAACAGAATCTAAACTAATTACACGGGAAGGAATACGCAATAAATTGCCAACAGGTTGCTCGGTGCCGTTAACGGGATTCATAATAGCAGGCTGCCCTACCAATGAATCAAACCCATATTGCACGCTTGCCTTGCGGACGCTGTAGCCTAAATGCTGACCGCACATATCCAAGGCCATCGAAATAAGATTGCTGATATAT